AAGACGGGCGGCGTCATGCTGAGGTCTTTCGATATGCCCAAACTGGTCGGTGGGCTCGTCAAACTACACTTCCTACGGGAGGGGGAGGTGGATCTGGGGAGGGACCAGATCGTCCTAGTGGAGTGAGGCGTCGGGAAGGGGGGCAAAATGTGAGGCAGCCGGGGAGGGTTGGAGGGTTGGGGAGGGCAGCCTTTCAAAACCCTCCCTAAACCCTCCCTACGTCACAACGCTATACAGACACCCCCTTTCACTTATCATCTTCCTATAGGAAAAGGGGTATAAGGGAGGGTTGGCGAGGATAAGGGGGGGTATAAATCCGTATGGCAGCGAAAAGTTTCTGAAAAAATATTTCTAAAAAATATTTTTTTTGGCCAAAACCCTCCCTAAACCCTCCCAACCCTCCCTTACTCTCTTTTCCTATAGGAAATCGAGAGGTTGAAGAGGGGTCTGTATAGCGTTGTGAGCAGGGATGGAAGGGAGGGTATGGTTTTTCAAACCCTCCCCAACCCTCCCCGGCCGCCTCACATTTGGCCCCCCTTCCCGATGTGGGTTGGTTGGCTCATTCGAATATCAGACACCAGAGTAGGAATGACAGATTGGGGGTCACCGTTGAAGAAGAAGGAGAAGAAGGAGGAGGAGTTCAAGAAGGTCAAGTGTGTGATTCCTGCGGCCACCGTGAAGAAGGTGATGGGGATCACGGCAGTGGATGAGGTGCAGTGTCGTTGGATGGAGCGGTGGGTGGACCAACTGGTGCGTGAGAACTCGTATCCCCCACAGCTGCGCGGTGCGGAGTTCTATTCTCTGTTGGGGTCGTACTTTAACGGGGACACGGCACTCAGTATACTGGAACGAGCGCGGGGGGACTTTGCCCGAGCCTTCCCTCTGACCCAGAAGACGAACGAGGATGACCTCAGTTGGTTGGCAGCCGTCTTGCGCTCGGATGCAGAGGCGCTGAAAGATCTCCCAGTAAATTATCTTGCATAAATATATGACGTGGGGTATTCATACTGTGCTAAATCTGACCAAATGTTGTCCTACTGCAATCCGCTCTGCGCCTACGATACAGCAATTCAGCGACGCCGTCGTCAAGGCCATTCAGATGGAACAGTACGGGACGACGCAGATCCAGTACTTTGGAAAGGACGATAAAAAGGGCTACTCCTTCCAGACCCATTTGACGACCAGCCACCTGTGCGGTCACTTTGCGGAGGAGACGGACTCTGCATTCCTAGACTGCTTCAGTTGCAAGGAATACGATCCGGTGTTGGTGGAGACCGTCGCACGGGCCTACTTCAAGCCAAAGGCCGTGGAGCGGGTGGTATTGAAACGTGGCATAATTTCTAAGCTAGAGTAAATGAACGCCGAAGGTGTCATCTCCTATCTCAGCCTTGCCCTTGCCGTGGGAGGGATTGTGATCGGCGCCATCAATAGAAAACGCATCCGGTCCTCCTGCTGCGGAGTAGAAAAAAGCGTCTCGTTGGATATAGAGAGTACGTCGCCCCGAGGCGAGAAGGCGGACACAATAGAGGTGACGGTGCCGAGACGCAGCGAACGCCTGAAGGAAAAGGAGGAGCAGAAAGAATCTCCCCCTACCGCAGGATGAAGACGCACAGAGAACGGGTACTAGAACGTTATGGAATGGAAGACCGCGGGTATTCTATTCCAGAATTAAGTGAGATATTTGGATATTCAGAAGATGTGCTACAACAAGTCTATAACAGGGGCATAGGGGCTTACAAAACTCAGCCCAGTAGCGTGAGGCTAAAAGGATCGTTCATAAAAGGCGTGGATGCCCCGATGTCGGCAAAATTGAGTCCCCAGCAGTGGGCCCGTGCGAGAATATGGAGTTTTTTGGACAATTCAAAAAAGCATGACTTGGACCTCCGTTAGACCCAAGAGGTCGTGTAACTGAACGCCATCACGTTGAAATCCATCGTGGTCTGTCCCACGCCAACAGGAGGAGAGGTGGAAGAGGTGTTGAGATAGATGGATGCAACCTCTACGTCGCCCTGATCGGTGTAAGGGCTGGAGCCACCGAAAGTGGGTTGTACCGCATTTGCCACGAAACTGCTGGAGGTCAGCCCGAAGTGTGGGTAGGTCGTGTAGAGGTTGTAAGGATCACGGAGGGTGTTCTCCGTACTGACTTGTGAGGGGGTAAAGAGACCCGCACCGCCCGAGGAAAAGGCTTGACCGTTGATAGGTAGATAGGTAGGACTGATGTCTCCCGCATAAAAGAGATAGGTAAATCCAGAACGAAGACGGGGATTGTTGAGCCCCGCACCCGTCGTAATGTTGGTGGTGGTCTGAGCGTTGAAACCCACACCTTGCTGGAGGGGCACAGAGTAAGCCCACCGTCCCGTGTAGTCGTTCGTTGTGTTACCACCGAACTGGTATGCGTAGGTTTCAATCTGGATTGCAAAGGAGCCTTGGAGGGCAAGGTCGGCGTTCATCTTGACTAAGAACCACGCATTGCGCAAGTTCTTCTTCTTGATGGCGATGGAGGGGACAAGGGTCTGTGGAAGAGAGAGTCCAAAGAGGGCGTTGAGGGAATACCACGAAATCTTGGTGGAGGCGTATGCCGTGCCGACGGTGGATGTTCCTCCCACGGGTGCGACTCCGTTGTATGTAAATTGCGTTCCAGCGGTGGCGGCGGGAGCCCCCATCGCCACCCAGTTAAGGGGGGGACTGCCAACGGCAATGATAGTGTATGTGTTTCCGCTGACAAGGGTCGTTCCCGCCGTACTGACGCTCTCTGCAAGGTAGGTCTTGCTGAACCGCCACCCTGTGCCGGTAGAGGCGGGGTCAATAGGAGCCAGAGTCGTGTTAGTAGTTCCAACTGCATAGGGGACATACACATTGGGAGGATCGGCCGTGCTCCACGTGAGGTTGACAACTCCTCCTGATGGATCTGGGGTCTCAGTCACGAGGATCTTATTGGCAAGAGCTTGTGAGAAAGGACCCGTTGCGCCCGTCGCACCCACTTGACTTGGTGCAAAGGAGAAGAAGGTGTAGTTACCTGCAGACAGAAGAGGGACACCTCCAGTAAACGTAAAGGAGTAGTTTCCGAAACTGTCTATTCCAGCATAGGTCATCGGTGGCAACGTTCCACTACTGGGACCTGAGTACGTAATCAACACCGTTCCGAGTGTCGTGGCGAGATTTGCAGTCGCTTGAACCCACTGTAGCCCTCCAGCATTCAGAGAGGAAGGATTAAATAACAAGGTGCCGAGACTTATTGAGAACTCAGCCGCAGCAGGAGGAGCAGATGCGGAATACGTCCATACACCATATCCATCAGAGCCTACTGCACCCGTTGCCCCTTGTGCGCCAGTAGCACCAACAGCACCCGTAGCACCAGTAGATCCATCTGCCCCCGTTGCACCAGTAGATCCATCTGCCCCCGTTGCACCAGTAGATCCATCTGCCCCCGTTGCACCAGTAGATCCATCTGCCCCCGTTGCACCAGTAGATCCATCTGCCCCCGTTGCACCAGTAGATCCCGTGCCACCAGTAGCTCCCGTAGCCCCCGTTGCACCAGTAGTACCACCACCACCACCACCTGCAGTCCAGAGCAAGGCACCCGTGGCTCCCACGGGGTTGATCCCCAAGACGTCCCCCACCGCTCCCACGGCTCCCACCGAATCACGGATCTGGTAGAGTTCTGCATAGCCATTCACGGTGAGATCACGAGGAGGCCCCCCGAGGTTGCCAACGAACACATCCGAGTCAAAAGAGGTGAGAACCAACATGCTGTCAAAGGAAGCCAATCCACCCAACTTCTGCGTACTCGTCGCCACTGCGGTCGTTGTGCTGACATCCGCCGATCCTCCCCCTCCTGTGAGGGTGATGTTGTTCCCCGACTGCCCCAGTTGCTGAGTGACGCCGGATCCACCACTATCCAGTAGTACCCACGATGCATTCACCGGGAATGGAGGCACCCCGAAGGATACCAACTGCGCCACGTAGGGAAAGCCGTTGTACTGAACAACGTTGCCGACTTGATATTGGGTAAAAGCCGACCAGTTGGCGTAGGACATCTCTTTCTATTGGTAACATAAAATATTTTCAGAGTTTAGAATGGAGGAAGCACAGCGATACCCACTAAGTGATGGTGATCTACGTCGCCTACTAGGGCGTGATATCAGAATATGGAACTATCCGCAACTGCAAGATCTCACCGATGCCAACGAACTGTTTGATAGGAAAGGCCGTGCCATTCTCTTGTTTCCCAATAGCGGTCCCCATAGTGGTCACTGGACGGCACTCTTTCGCCGACCCAAGATGATTGAGTTTTTCGATCCTTACGGAGACAAGCCAGAGGAGCAGAAAAAGGGTCTGGGGAGGAGCCGATTGCAGGAGTATGATATTGAGCGGCCGGATCTGACGAGACTCTTGAGAGCCACGGGTCTCCCCGTGTATTACAACACCCACGATTTCCAGCGGGAATCGCCAAATGTGGCCACATGCGGCCGCCATTCAGCCGTGCGCTTGATGTATGATGGCAAAGATATTGATGAGTATCACGCTATGATCGAGGACACGGGACAGTCAGCAGATGACTTTGTCACAGCGATGACCTTCGAAAAGTTGAGAAAATAAATGTGTTATTCCACTATAGAATGACGACCCGTACTAGTAATATCCGGTATGAAGGGACCAGTAA